AACAGGAGTTTTTCCCCACTATGAAAAAAGAGCTTGAGATTATCCAGCGCAGCACCGACGACTTGATTCCATACGCCAGGAACAGCCGCACCCATAGCGAGGATCAGGTGGCGCAAATCGCGGCCAGCATCAAGGAGTTTGGGTTCACAAATCCCATTCTTACAGATGGCAGTAGCGGAGTCATTGCGGGCCATGGGCGGCTCTTGGCAGCTAAAAAGCTTGGTATCAAAGAGGTTCCCACGATTGATTTGGCGCATTTTACCGAGTCGCAAAAGCGGGCTTATATCATCGCTGACAATAAGTTGGCATTAAATGCCGGGTGGGACTTTGACATGCTGCAAATCGAAATAGAGGAACTGAGCGAGGACGGGTTTGATTTGGATTTGCTGGGGTTTTCTGCAGACGAGCTTGATGGATTGCTTGACGGCGCTTTTGGCGACGATGGCGAAGAGGGAAGCGAAGGCAGTACCAGCGACAGCAAAGGAAGCCTGTCAGAAAAATTCTTGGTTCCGCCGTTTTCCGTGCTTAATGCGCGGGACGGATGGTGGCAGGATCGAAAGCGCGGGTGGCTTTCCATGGGGATCGATAGCGGCAACGGCAGAACAGAGAACTTGCTGAAGTTTTCCAAGACCGTAAACGAGAAAGCCGGAAGCTTAACCGGGACTTCAATATTTGACCCGGTGCTATGCGAAATCATTTATCGGTGGTTCAGTCCTGAGGGCGGCATGGTGCTTGACCCCTTTGCGGGCGGATCGGTGCGCGGGATCGTGGCAGCCAAGCTAAACCGCCAGTATGTCGGCCATGAGCTGAGGCCAGAGCAGGTAGAGGCGAACCGGGAGCAAGCCGAGGCATCATGCACCGCCAACGAGCCGCACCCGGCTTGGATTTGCGGCGATAGCCGGGGCATTGACAAAACTTGCCACGATATCGACGCCGACTTGGTTTTCAGCTGCCCGCCCTATGCTGACCTTGAGGTTTACAGCGATGACCCGCAAGACCTGTCAACCCTTGAATATAGCGAGTTTCGGGACGCCTATAGCGACATCATCGCGAAAGCTTGCAAGCGATTGAAGCCCAACCGGTTCGCTTGTTTTGTCGTGGGCGAGGTCAGGGACAAAAAGACCGGGGCTTATCTGAATTTTGTCGGCGACACCATTCAGGCCTTTGTTGATGCGGGGCTTGAATATTACAACGAGATTATTCTGGTTACAGCAGTTGGCACCTTGCCAATCCGGGCGGGGCGAACCTTCAGCGCAGGGCGCAAGATCGGCAAAACCCACCAAAACGTGCTTGTTTTCGTCAAAGGATCGGGGGCGGAAGCTTCAAAGGCTTGCGGAACTGTCGAGGTCAACGAGGAATGCTTTGCAGACTATGAAGACGAGCCAGAAGTCGAAGAAATCAATTGACCTAGGCAGCTATGCGACCGGGGAGGTTGGCGGGTTTGCGGCGCAATTATTCAGGATTGCAGCGCACAACCCGCTAAGGCCAATTGTGGCAAGGCTTCCAGCCAACGGAATGCCCATAATTAAAGAACTGTACCAGGGAAAAGCGCCAGAAATCGCCAGGGTTGAAGAGCCGGTTATTGTCAGGCGCGAAGTCAGTCAGGATCGGGGGCTTGTCGCCTTCTCAGGCGGAAAAGACTCGACGGCCGTTGCTATCAAGATGGTTCAGCAAGGCATATCCACCGAGCTTTTCAACGTATCAGGGATTAATCCAGCCTACCCGGAGGAAATTAAGGCGGCGCGAAGTGTGGCTGGGGAGCTTGGCGTCAAAATGTCCGTGCTGTCCGTGAAATTGGGGCCGCAAGCTTGGGTCGAGAATCCAGCAAAGAACCAAGTGATTTTGGGTCTTATGATCGACTACGGGACTAGGATCGGGGCTGGCTCTTATGCAATGGGCATCATGACCACCGAAGAGGCGGCGGAAGTTTCGTTCGACTATGGGTATTCGGACGCAATCGAAATGCACCGGGCCGGAGCTGAAACTTTCGAGGGCATGGTGCCAGGAATCAAAGTCCATACCGAGCTTTTAAAAAACGAGATTGACAGCTACCGAACCATATTGGGATTCAACCCGGGTCTTTTGGCAAAAATTCAGAGCTGCATGACGCCGATTCGATACCGGGGCGTTCATCATAAAAACAACCGGGCGAAGTTTGGCGCGACTATTTTGCCGAATCGTTGCGGGTCTTGCTACAAGTGCGCTCAGGAGGTCTTAATACTAAAGGACTTGGGCCATTTAACCCCAGGAACCGCGCTAGTGGGTCACGCAGTAGAAACCTTGGCAAAGGCAGCACCTAAATTGATAGGAAGCCATGCAAAAGCCATGTCCAGGCAAGAAATTATCAACTATTTTACCAAGGAATAACCAATGTCTTATTCATACGGGTGCTATGAGCGCGAGTCAGAAACTCATGGTCTAGGGTGCTTTTCAGCTATGCGGTTTTATGAGGGGCAAATTATCGGCGGGTTTTCCGGAAAGTGGCTGCTTTTGCCATTGATCGACGGCCAGCCGGTTTATCCGTCCTCGATTGATTGGCGGTATTGTATCGACGTCAAAATCATGACCTTTTTAGGCGCTGAATTTTGCCTTGTTCTAAACCCATTGGGCGGCATCGGCCATAACCCTATTGATCGGATCAATCACAGCGACAAGCCAAATTGCAGGGTCGAGGGGCTGATGGTGGTGGCTGATATGACTATCCAGCCATGGGACGAGCTTTTTATTGACTATTCAAAGCTGGATTGTACCGAGGTTATTTTTGATAGCGCTGAACAAGCGCCAGCTTTCCAGCCTCAACAGCCGCAGTGCAATCAATGCCAAGCTGAGCAAAAAAGCGCGGGTTTGTCAGGCATCCGTGAGCTTGTTCAATGGCTTTTTTGTGACTGCCTAAGTCCGGAAATTTGGCAGCAAGTGAAAGCGCGGCTTTCCACTTTTCTTGAGCCATTAAGGCCTTTAGTTGGTCGATTTTTTTAGGGGGCTGGTTCATTTTTTCGCCTTAAATTGTAGCACGGTGCTAATCAATTATAGCAATGAACTAAACTTTATCAATGGCAAAAAAAACAGGTAGGCCAGCATTCCAGGCAAGCCAAGAGCAAAAGAACATGGTCAAGGCGATGGTCGGGTTTGGCATTCCGGTGGAGGATATTTGCAAAGTGATCGAAAACCCGGCAACCGGGAAGCCCATAGACAAAAAAACGGCTTACCGGCATTTTAGGGAAGAGATAGAAAGCGGGCATGTTCTAGCGACCTTCAAAGTGGCCAAAAACCTTTTTAATATCGCCACCGGCTCGACACCTCAGGCCATTACAGCAGCCATTTTTTACTTGAAGTGCCAGGGCGGGTGGAGCGAAAAAGGCAAGGCGGAAGGCGACGCGGGCATTGTCGAGCCACCCACAGAAATCAGGATTATAGGGGTGCCGGGTCGTGGCAAAAAAGAAGAGTAACCCGCTTGAGTTGCGAATGCCCGAACCCTTGGCGGAAATTTTTTCAATTCCCAGGGGAGGCGTCAGGTACAGAGGGGCGCACGGCGGAAGGGGCAGCGCCAAGTCGATGACATTTGCCAAGATGTCGGCCATTTTTGGAGCGCGGGAGCCGCTCAGGATTTTATGCACCAGGGAGCTTGAAACATCGATTAGAGAATCGTTTTACGCTGAAGTGAAAAAGGCGATTTTGAGCGACCCATGGCTTAATTCCGTCTATTCAATCGGGTCGAGTTATATCCGAAGCAAATACGGCACCGAGTATATATTCAGGGGGTTGCGGCATAACATCAGCTCAATTAAGTCCATGGGTCAAATCGATATTTGTATTGTCGAAGAGGCCGAGGATGTACCGGAAGCCTCGTGGCGCGACTTGGTGCCAACTATCCGGGCCGACAAGTCGGAGATTTGGCCAATATGGAACCCGAGGCGAAGGGGGAGCCCTGTCGATAAGCGTTTCAGAATCAATACTGACTCTGACATGGCAATCGCTGAAGTGCATTACAGCGACAACTTTTGGTTTCCTGACGTGCTGGAAAGCGAAAGGCTGAGAGATTTAAGAACCCTCGACCTAGCCACTTATTCGCATATTTGGGACGGCGACTATCTGGAAATGAACCAAGCCAATGTCCTGAACGGCAAGGTCAAGGTTGAAAGCTTTGAGCCTACCGAGTTCTGGCACGGGCCGTATTTCGGGGCCGACTGGGGCTTCGCTACAGACCCGACAACCTTGGTCAAGGTTTGGATTTGGGCGGGCTTTTTATTCGTTGAATACGAGGCCTATGGTCACTGCGTCGAGATTGATGAAACGCCAGAGTTATTCGATAGCATCAAAGGCAGCAGACAGCACCTAATCCGGGCCGACAGCGCCAGACCTGAGACTATCAGCTCAATGAGGCGGGCGGGCTTTAATATCCGGGGCGCTATAAAGGGGCCGGGAAGCGTCGAAGATGGTATCTATCACCTTCGCTCTTATGAGGCCATTGTCATTCACCCGCGATGTACTCACGCAATTTATGAGGCTAAAAGTTGGTCTTACAAAGTGGACAAGTTGACCGGCGACGTTTTGCCGATACTGGTAGACGCTGATAATCATATATGGGACGCGGTTAGGTATGCACTCGAACCGATAATGCGGGCGGGCGATGGGCGGCATCACATCGACTCAAGCGCTGAAAATTACGATAACGAATGGTGATGATATGAAAGGGCAAGAAATCGACGCAATTATTCAGAATGAAATACAAAGCCACCACCCGGTAAAAGGGGTTGACGAGATTTTGCAAATTCTTGTCCAGGCTGAGCAAGGCTATCTGGTGAGGCAGGCTGAGTTATTTGACGATATGGAAGAGCGCGACACCCATATTGGCGCGGAAATGGCTAAAAGAAAAATGCAGGTCAGCCAGCTTGATTGGTCGCTTGTTCCGGCATCATCAGCGGGAGCCAAGGAAAAAAAGGATGTCGAAAAACTCCAATCGCTGATTATAGACAATGTGGACGTCGAAAGTTTGGTGCTTGCCATGTCCGACGGGATTGGGAAAGGGTTTTCGTGCATTCAAATCGAATGGGCCAGGGATCAATTAACCGGGCTATGGGTTCCGGGCGCTTTAAGGCCTAGACCGGCGCGATGGTTTACAGTGGATCGGGCTACCCGGCAAAACATCCGAATCAGAACCGGAGCAAATAGCATTGACGGCGCTGAGCTTTTGAAAGACCAGTGGATTTGCCACCATCACTTTACAAGATCGGCAACCGGGCCAGCGACTAGCGGGCTATTCCGACAAATCGCCCTACCCTATGTCTTTAAAAATTTCGCCATTAAAAATTGGTTGCGGTTTTGCCAGTCATACGGGATTCCACTCAGGGTTTTGTTTCACAATGAAAAGGACGAGGCCAAAAAACGAGCACTCAGAGCGGCGCTTTATAGCCTAGGGTCGAGCGGCGTTGCATTGATCGAAGGCGGCACAACAGACGACCTGAAAACCGTAGACCTGACCAGCGGAGAGGGGCAAGGCTTCCAGGCCTTAGTCGACTGGTCTGAGTCGTCGGTTTCTAAGGCCATCTTAGGCGGAACTTTGACCAGCGACAGCGGGAAAAATGGCAACTATGCGACTGCCAATATCCATGACTCAGCCAGGATTCAGATTAGAAACCACGACTCAAAGCAAATAGCCGAAACCCTGACAAGGCAATTTGTCGGCGCTATGGCGCGGGTTAATGGGCTGAGCATTCGGGCAAGATGGGTTTTTGATACTCAAGACCCTGAAGACTTGGCGCTTTATGCCGACGCACTTCCAAAGCTGGCAGCGAGAAAGGTCAGAATCCCTCTTAAATACGTGCATGACAAGCTGAAAATACCGCAGGCTGTTGATGGTGAAGAGATTATGGACATCGGCGAAAGTAAACCCGAAATAACCCCAAAACAACCCCAACAAGGGTCAGGGCTGGCTTACCTATCTGGCAGCATAGCCAAGAGCAGGTTCACCAAAGAGCAACAGGCTGTCGAGGATTTGGCTGACGAGCTTTTAAAACGGCTTTCAAGCCCGGTTGACCCTGAAGCCATCGCGGCGGCTATTCGCGGAGCCAAAGACCCGCAAGACCTTGACAATAGGCTAGCGGTGGCGCTTGGCGGGGCTGATTTTGAAGGGTTCGCGGATATTTTAGAGCGGGCGCTGTTTGCGGCTGATGTCATGGGGTATGCCCATGGCTAAACCCTTGAGCATAGGGTTTGATGTCCCGTTTGACGAGGCTATCAGCCAAGCCCAAAGCCGGGGCGTTGTATTGCCTGAAGTTTATTATGGGCAACTGCAAGGCATCGCCAGACAAAAGGCTTTCAGCATCGCAGGCCTTACAAGCCTTGACCAAATCTTAGCGGTGAAAAACTCGCTTTCAGAGGCGGCGCGGCGCGGCCAAAGCTTCCAGAGCTGGAAAAAAGAGGTCGAGGCCTCAGGGGTG